ACATACACGCCAAACGTTTAAGAATCAAAAAAGGTTCTGGCGAAAAAATGAGAAAACCCGGAGCCGCTGGTGCTCCTACAAAAGCAAACTTTATGAGGTCTGCTAAAACAGCTAAAAAACGATGAACAAAAAAGCAACCGAAGATCAGTTCAACGAGTTGCATAATCTAGTTACAAAGGAGTTCCTCGCTCGCATTAAAGCAGGCGAGGCAACTACTCAAGATTTAAAAGCAGCCTGCGACTGGTTAAAAGCTAATGATATTAGCGGAGTTGCTTATGACGGAAACCCTCTGTCTAAACTTGCAAAGGTTATGCCGACTGTTGATCCAGAATTAGTACAGGCGAAACTCTATGGCAGAAACAGCTAAATACTACAGATCCAACCCAAAAGCTAGAGCAACTAGACTCAAGCAACAAAAAAAATACAACAAAACAAAAAAGGGTTTAGCCCTACGTGTTAATGCAAATAAACTTAACAGAGATCTCGGAACATACGGGAATGGTGATGGCAAAGATGCCGCACATTACAAAGGAAGCACTACCAAAGGTAGACTTCAATCTCCATCTAAGAACAGAAAAAGCAGACTCAAAATACGTAAATGACCCCTCTACTACCTAGTCCAAAACATTACTTACACAACTTAATAACCATGACAAGTTCAGATTCTAAACGGCTCTGGAGAAGAGCAGTAAAAGAGCACTTCAAATGTACATGTGTTTATTGCGGAAAAACTTATGATTTTAATAAACTTACACTCGATCATGTCAAACCTCGTAGCAAAGGTGGGCAGGATCTTACACGAAATGTTGTTTGCGCATGCAGACAATGTAATCAGGACAAAGGTAGTAGCGATTGGCTCGGATGGATGCGAAAGGTATTTGGAATACAACCATTACGAGAACTATTAATTCATCAACACATAAAATAAAATGGCACGACCTAAAAGAGGTAACTATGCCACAGGATCAGCCGGTCAAGCAAAATATGTTGCAGCTTTAAAAAAACATTTAGCCAATGTAGCTAAAGCTAAAAAAGCTAGAGAAATAACTTCTACTAAAAAGAATATTGAAAAGCAAAAAACTGCTGCTAAAAAAACAACTTCTACAAAAGTAAAAGAACTAGCTAAGAAGACAACAACTGCTAAAAGAACCACTGTTAAAAAACCTGTAGCAAGTAAAACAGTAGCTAAAACACCAGCTACAAAAACTCCAGTAACTAAAACAGTTACTAAGACTAAGACACCTAAAAAAACATCTAATAATTTAAAAGTTAAAAAAACTGCTAATAATGCTGTTAAAACTACTAAAAAAATTATTAATAAAAGTAAACCTGTAGCTAAACGAGTTGTAAAAACAGTAGCTAGAAAAACTGGCAATCTTAAAAAAACAGTAGCTAAAAAAACAGGTCAATTTAAAGAAGCTATTAAAAAAGGAAAAGCACCAAGACCTAAAACTCCTCAACAGAAATTTGTTTCTAAAGTTTATCAAAAAACTAAAAAATATGGTAAAAGAGTTCTTAAAAAAGGTGGAAAAGATTTATTAAAAATTGGTAAAGGTATATTAAAAAATCCTAAATCAGCAATTAAGGGTGGTGTAGCTGGTATTAGTAGTACATTACTTGGTGATGCTATTAATACACGAGTAAACAGAGAGTTTGCTAAACGTAAAGGTATGACTTTAAAAGAGTATGAAGCGTTTAAAAAAGACCCTAAAAACCAAAGAGGTTATATTAGTGCTACCAAAAAAATAATTAATAAAGTTAGAGGTAAATCTGGAGAATCTTCTACTACCAAAAATATTAACAAGCAAAAGAAAACTAATAACAACCTTTCTATTAGAAACATAAGAAATAATAAAAATAAAAAGAATTTCTACAACACACCAGATGGTAAGTCTCCAAAAGCTAAGGAAATAGCAACTTTACAAAAAAATATTAAAAAAGCTAAAGGTGCTAACAAAGAGATGCTTCAGAAAAGACTTAATTACTTACAAAGATTTGGCAAGATGTCATCTTTTACGGTTAACAGAAATAGTAAAGCGGAAAGAGAAGCTAGAAACACTAATAAGTCTGTAGATGCTCCTACTAAATCAGCTAAGCCCAGTTCAGCTAGAGCAAAACTCAGAGCTAAGAACGAAGCAAGATTTGGTAAAGCACATGTAGATAAGTTACGTGCAAAGAACAGAGACTTCCAAGCTATGAAAAAGAAGAAGATGACTAAAGCTGAATTTATAGAAAGATACCCTAACTCAATAACAGCACAAAAAGCTAAAGGTTTAAGAAAGTAAATGCAACAGTTTATAAAACAAATAATTAGTGACACTGATAACGTAGCAAAACTGTCCAAGCAATATGCAAGAGGACAAAGACAAAAAGCTAAAGCTATTACAACACCAATTAAAACTGTAAAAACACCTATTGAAAAACCTAAAGAAATAATTTTAGATACACCTAATTATGCTTTAGATGACGCAGTTGATAATCATTTAACAAAAAAAAGAGGCACTGTTAATGTAGCAATGCCTTTAAATGAATTAGAACTTAGGTTAAAAGAAGATCTTAAAAGAGTAGGTGTAAAGGGTGAAATTAATTTATTAGAACCTACTCGTCGAGCTGGTCCATTAGGTGAAGGTCAAACTCTTTATAGAAACTATCAGGAAACATGGATGAAGCAAACTGATAGACCACAAAAAGAATCTTTATATGCTGAGTTAGATGGAGAACGTTTTTTTGGTGATGTTAAAGAAAAGAAAAAAAGATTAGCTATACGTAATGTTAGACAAAAACTAGATGAAACGGCATTAACTATGTCTAGTAGAGATCTAGCTATTATTGAACAAACTTTAGATGAAAAAGATTTAAAATCATGGAATAGATCTTTACAAGCCACACCACGTGGTTGGGAAGCTCATCATCTTAATATGATTAAACTTATGTCTAATTTAACTGAAGGTTTAGGATTAGAAGCAAAACAACAATTTTTTAAACATTTAAGTAGACGTTATGGTTTAAGTACTGGTAACTCTGTATTTAACAAAGTCAACTTACCTTATGACATACACGATTGGGTTCATGCAGAAATGACAAAGATTGGTTTAGATTATAGAAAAGTTGTGTTTAATAAAAATACTCCTATGAAAACAAGATTAAAGTATATGCAACTATATGCTAAAAAAATGGATCATATACAAAGATACATTTATAAAAAAATGTCAGCTCGTAAATCAGTTCGTTCTAGATTAACTCCAGAAAACCGTCAGTTCCGTTCTAATTAATTTATATACATTTCCACATGACAGACGTTTTAACGTCCTTACAGAGTGATTTCAAGCTATTCCTACAGGCATTGTGGGACCAGCTTGATCTCCCTTCTCCTACGAGGGCACAATATGCTATTGCAGATTACTTGCAGAATGGTCCCAAGCGACTACAAATACAGGCATTTAGGGGGGTTGGCAAGAGCTGGATTACTGGTGCTTTTGTTTTATGGACTCTATTTAATGACCCGGAAAAGAAAATAATGATAATATCAGCTTCTAAGGAAAGAGCTGATAACATGTCAATATTCTTACAAAAACTTATTATTGAAACACCATGGCTAAGTCACTTACAACCAAAGAACGACGACGCGAGATGGTCAAGAATTTCCTTCGACGTACTATGCTCACCTCATCAGGCACCATCAGTCAAAAGTGTTGGTATTACTGGTCAGTTGACCGGAAGCCGTGCAGACCTGATGATTTTGGACGACATAGAAGTACCGGGAAACAGCATGACGGAGCTGATGCGTGAAAAGCTTCTTCAACTTTGTACGGAAGCCGAATCAATCCTTACGCCAAAAGACGATAGCCGTATTATGTATCTCGGGACTCCTCAGACTACTTTTACTATTTATCGTAAGCTGGCAAGTAGGAATTACAGACCGTTTGTTTGGACCGCGCGATACCCAAGAAACAATACACCATACGAAGGACTCATAGCTCCACAGCTACAAGAAGACATAGATAATGGCGTAGCACCTTGGACACCAACAGATGACAGATTTACAGAAGATGACCTCGTGGAACGGGAAGCGTCCATGGGACGTAGCAACTTTATGTTGCAGTTTATGCTTGACACAAGCTTATCAGATGCTGAAAAGTTTCCTCTCAAAATGGCTGACCTTATTATTACTAGCGTCAATCCTACTAAAGCACCCGACAATATCGTATGGTGCTCAGATCCACGTAACGTCCTT